CTTATGAAAGTTTCGAGCGCGAGCTTATGACAAACTACGAAAAGTTCAAGACAAGAATGTATCTGCTGACAGACAACATCATGAACGACTATGATGAAAAATTAAAGTTCCTGATTAAGATCAGAGAAAAAACTGGCGTAGATATTCGATGGACTGGATATGTTAGACTCGATACGATCAAACGGAAAGAACAAGCTCAGCTGCTGCTTGATTCAGGCATAGCTGGAGCTACGTTCGGTATCGAATCCCTAAAGAAAGAAGCTGGACCTAGCATTGGCAAGATGACGGACAAAGATAAGCTGATGAAATCTTTTGATATATTCAGAGATGTAATTGGCGATAACTGCGTTACAACTGCTTCGTTTATTTCAGGACTTCCATATGAAACACCAGAAGACTTGTATAGAACGTACGAATGGTTGAATTCTAAGGAAGGAAAACATTACATCGATCACTATACGTTCACTTCGTTGATTTTGTTTGAAGGCAATGAAAACAAAAATGAAATCAATGTGAGTCGCAATAATCCATTCAGTGTTTATCAAAAGCCAGGAAATGATCCTGGCGTATGGACTAGTCCTTGGGGAACTTCTGATGACTTCATGAAACTGGCATATACATTCAATATGAAAACGAGCTCGTCTATAGATGCGTTTTCGCTACCGTTCTTACACAACGTAGGATTGAAAGTAGAAAACGCTGTAAAGTTGGCGAGATTAGCAGATCAAAATAAGAGTCGAGTAGTTTTTGGCGCACTAAGAAAAAACTACGAATCTAGGATACATACATATAAACAGAAAATGCTTGATAAATAACAATGATGAAAAATATGAATCTTGATGAAGTGCGTGAGTTCATTCGGAATTGTTCCGATACGTCTTGCGTTTATATTGGTGCAGATAGTGCTCGTTATTGCGGCAAGGATGATCTATGGTATGCAGATTACACCTTGGCTGTAGTTATTCATTACGACGGTTCCCGTGGATGCAAAGTCTTTGGTCGTGTAGAAAAAGAACGTGATTTCGATCAGCGTATGGATCGCCCAGCTTATCGCTTGATGAACGAAGTTTACAAAGCATCACAGCTATACTTGGATCTCGCTGAAGCGATTGGTGATAGACACGCAGAAGTTCATCTCGATATCAATCCCGACATAATCCACGGTTCTAGTTGTGTCGTTCAGCAAGCCATTGGTTATGTTAGAGGCGTATGTAATGTAACCCCTCGTGTCAAACCAGACGCATTCGCTGCTTCATACGCAGCAGATAGATTGAAGGAGATTTTATTCGCATGATCACAGTTGAAAACTTTATTCTTCAACACGATAATCTATTTTCTGCTCAAGAGTGTCAGCAGTTCATTGATTCATTCAATCGTATGGAACGTGCTGGCTTTACAATCAGTCGTCAGAAAGAAGGAACGAACTCTACTGTAAAGAAAGACGATCAGCTATTCTTTTCTGATTTTCTTTCAGGAATGGAGCTAGACATTTCTGACATTGCTCCGTTCCGTATGCTCACAGAACGTTTCTGGAATACAGTATATCCCGCATACGCTGAGCAATATGGCGTGCTAAATCAGATGGCAAACATGACTGTTCGTTTGGCTAAGATTCAGAAAACTGAAATTGGTGGCGGATATCATGTTTGGCATAATGAAGACGACTCTCCACAAAACATGCGTCGCGTGGCTACGTTTATCCTATACCTGAACGACGTGGATGAAGGCGGGGAAACTGAGTTTCTTTATTACCCAAAACGAGTCAGGGCTAAACAAGGCAGATTCATTCTATGGCCTGCTGGCTTCACTCATACCCATCGTGGCAATCCGCCAATCAGCAACACGAAGTATATTGTTACCGGCTGGGTAGAAATGACGTAAAGTTCTTGACAACCGACTCCTCATAGCATATAATGAATAGTGTAATGAGGGGTCAGTTATATGGCTATTTTACCAATCTACTACACCACCACGAATATGCGTAAACGTAAGGCTCGTAAGCCAACTCAGGCTATGATCGAGTCTCAGCGTATCACTCAGGAACTTCTTGATAAGGTTGGATATCGTAAGCCAACCAAGCCTACTAAGAAGTTTTCATACTCACTTGCAGTTGAGTCCAACGCTGCTCCACTGTCTAATACCATTCCTGGTGGTGCAGCTGCTAAACGTGACATTCGCACAGATCATCTCTGGAAGCGTGATCGTCAAGAGTCTGCTGCTACTGTCAAGGCTATCGAAGAAAAGGCTATGCGTGTGGCTCCTGCTTATAACAAAGGTGCGACACAATATATTACTGACGGAACTGATGCTAAGTATCTTGGAAGGAAAATCTGATGTGGAATAAGAATGAACTAAGTGAAATGCTGTTCAACGGGAAACTTCAAATTTCTTTCGTTAAGAAAGATGGAACCGAACGAGTTATGAACTGCACGTTGTCAGAAGATTATCTATCGCAAGAGCGAAGAGAAGCGACTAAGAAGGAAAATCCAGATGTGCTCGCTGTTTGGGATATAGATAATAGTGGATGGCGTTCTTTCCGCCTGGATTCGATTATTGACGTGAGGATTGTAAATGACTAAATTGAATATTTCTGGACTCAAAGAAAGCGCAACTAAGGCTAAGGATCTTGAGCCAGCTAAGAATGGTACATATGCACATCTTGGTTCTAAAGGCGGAACTGAACAGATGTACGAAGGATTGATGGATCGTCTTCCCAAAGAGCTGACTGATCAATTCAATATCATCTGCTCACGCGTGCGCGAGGACAATGTTAGCAAAACCAAGAAGAACATTCTCTGGCTTCACGATACTTGGGATGATCCTGAGTCACAACATCTGAAGGATACTAAGAGTCTTGACCGATTCGAGAAACTCGTATTCGTTTCACACTATCAGCAGTCTACTTACAATCTCGGTCTTGGAGTACCATACGACAAAGGTATCGTTATTCAGAACGCGATTGTTCCTATCGAAGCTCATGACAAGCCTAAGGGTACGATTAATCTAATCTATCACACGACACCACATCGTGGGCTTGAGCTTCTCGTTCCTGTCGTAGAGTTCCTATCTGACAAAGGTCTTGATTTCCATCTTGATGTTTACTCGTCGTTTGGTATCTATGGATGGCCTGCTCGTGACCAACCCTACCTTGAGCTGTTCGAGCGTATCAAGCGCAACGGCAAAATGACGTATCATGGTTGGCAACCAAACTCTGTTATCCGTGAAGCTCTGAAGAAAGCGCACATCTATGCGTATCCAAGCATCTGGCCAGAGACTTCCGGTATCTCAGTCATCGAGGCTATGAGTGCCGGATGCAATGTTATCTGCCCAACGTTGGCTGCGTTACCCGAGACGTGCGCCAACTTCGCAGTTCAGTATGGCTGGACGGAAAACAATAACAAGCATGCCAATATGTTCGCTGGCATTTTGGGTATGGTAATCAAAGACTATTGGGCGGATCACAATCAGGATCGCCTCAAGTTCCAAAAAGCCTACTTTGATAACTTCTATAATTGGGATATGCGTGCTAGCCAATGGCGGGATTTCCTAATTTCTTTGGCAAACAAGCCGGCTTGACAATCAACAGTCAATGTGCTATGATAAGTCATAATGAAAGGAGTCATCTATGGCTAAGAGCTTGTTGACTGTAAAGGCAAAGAAACGTAAGACTATTCTCCCTCGTGGAGCTGATGCCAAACATTTTGGTTCAGAGCCGTCGTGGGAGGATTTGCCTTTTCTGAGTGAAAGCGAACTCCGCTCGCGCGAGATGACTGCTTTCAACTGGTACAACTATTTCTATGAAGCTAAGGAAGCTCGTGGCTTTATCTTGGAGTTCATGGAAGCTGTGAATATGCCAAAGCCCGCAGTCGTGATGTTCAAGCGCATCTCAGATTCTCAAATCAATATCACAACGGCTGCCATGTGTCGCATGTATGTTATGGGCTGGGAAGATTCCGAGAAGCGCAAGAAGATTGAATCGCGAATCATGGAGCTATGCCGTAAGGGCGCTGCTCTTGTCGAAGAAGATAAGAAGCAAGCCGCAGCCAAGTTGAACGTGCCTGAGAAGTTACCATACAATGAACTGATCACTGATATCGAGCAGATGATCGACGAAGAGTCGGAGTCGCTCTCTGGTTTCTATGAGTGGCTTAAGAATCGCACTGCGAAACCAGCAGACGTTCGCGGTGTGATTGACTATTATGCTGGATGGTTTGCTGAACTGACTGAAGCATCAGAGCGCAACGTTGATCCGCAACTCAAGGAAGCGTATGCGTATCTGACGAAAAAGCAACTCAAAGAACGAGTTGATCTTTTTTCTGGCATCATCGCTGACTGTGAATCGTATCTGTCAAACAGTCGCAAGTCAGTTGTGCGCAAGCCACGCAAGAATAAGCCAAAGACTGCGGATAAGGTTATATCCAAGCTCAAGTTCCAGAAGGAACATACCGAGCTGAAGATTGTTTCTATCGATCCTACGAAAATCGTTGGGGCTAAAGAGCTTTGGGTGTTTAATACTAAATACAATGTTCTTGCTCACTACTGGTCAGAGCAGGGGCTGTCCGTCAAGGGAACAACACTTCAAGGCGTCAATCCTGGGCGTTCTCAGCAAAAGAAACTGCGCAAGCCAGCAGATATTCTTCCACTGATTACTGGTTCAACATCTAAAGCAGCAGAACGCGCGTTCGATAATCTCAAGACAAAAGAAGCTAATCCTAATGGACGTATCAATGAGTTCACCGTCATCCTCAGGGCAGTCAAATAACAACGTCGTAATCTTTCCTAAGAAGAATACGAGAATTCTTCCGCCAGCAGAAGATGAAGCAGTTCGTGAGGCAACTCAACGAGCATATGTTGATGAAGTCACTGACTCGTATGCAACACACATTGCTAACAAGTTGGCTCAGCAAGGCTTTGATATCTTCAACAAAGACTTCGATAAACACTTTGGCTTTACTGTTGAAGCCTTGCGCTCGACTCTCCTTATGACGATGGATCTACATCATCCGTTCCAAGAAGTCGTTGAACACACGGTTAAAACGATAGCCGAGTTGTCAGCCGACAACGACGACGATGAGTTTGATCCGGCTTGACAATCGCTCGCAGATAGTATATGATACTATCATGCAATGGAGTTCGTTATGATTCTCGTAGATTTCAGCCAAGTCATGATTTCTAATATCATGATGCAATTGGCTAACAATGATAGTAAGCTCGATGAGGATATGGTTCGCCATATGGTTTTATCGAGTCTTCGTCTGTATAAGCGCAAGTTTGGCGCTGAGTATGGTGAGATCGTTATCTGTGCTGACGGTCCATCATATTGGCGTCGTGAGATCTATCCCCACTACAAGGCTGGTCGCAAGAAGGCGCGCGAAAAGTCTTCACATGATTGGTCGTTGATCTTCAACGCTCTTCACAAGATTCGCGACGAGCTAGAAGAGAATATGCCATATCCAGTTCTGCGCTTCGAACGAGCAGAAGCTGACGATATCATTGGCGCTCTGTGTCATGCTCATGGTCAGCATGGCGTAGTCACAGAGAAGATACTTATCATCTCAGGTGATAAAGACTTCGCGCAGTTGCAGAAGTATGATAACGTTGCTCAGTTCTCACCGATCGCTAAGAAGTTCATCACGCCAGATGTCAATCCTGAGCGTTTCAAACAATATCATATCCTGCAAGGCGATAGCGGCGATGGCGTTCCTAACTTCTTGTCTGCCGACGATACGTTTGTCTCTGGTGGTCGACAGAAGCC